GTCTATAATATTCGTTTAACCCGTCTTGATCTTGCTTTAATCCTTCTACTTCGTTATTCCAGTGATCTATAACACCTTGCGTTATCTTTTCACCAAAGTTGTCATCAACTGGTTCTTCTGGTGTGTCAAATACTGGATGACCGTATTTATCTATAAAACCTTCATAGTTCCACTCCATTGGTATAAACAAAGAATACAAGCCTGAGCTTGTTTGACCGTTAGCGTTTCTTTTTTCTACATCTGAGTTGTAGTATATCTTTTTGAAGTTTTCACCTCCTTTATCTAAAGAGTTTGATGTTGAACCCATCATACACTTACCTATTATCCTGCTACCTAATCGTAAACATGTTTTAGTAATTCTCCAGTTGTTTAGTATGTTGGTAGGCTTTTCCCATTTACCTGATTCGTCGTGGACTAAAAGCTTTAGCTTTTCACCATCATAAGAGTTATCACCTGTATTTTTCCAGTCTATGGTTGTATCAAGTCCGGATATTTCTTTAAGCTTTTCGTTATTGTCCAGCTTTTTTCTTGTGAACTTTGTCGCTGGTACTCTATAAGCCAGTTCCGTTTTTGGCCGATCCATTCCATCTTGTATTGGTTTAAAAAAGAACGGGTAGTTAACTGATATTGGAACAACTTTATCAGTGAACATCTTTTTAGCATCTGGTCCTGATTTTGATAATATACCAAATCTGGAGTCTGTCGATATTGTTGCAGCGTTGACTGTTTCACCTGATGCCATAAATGAGAATCCACTCCGTCTATTTTTAAGGTAGCACATGCCATAGCTTCTTCTATCGGCCCTACAAGCTTCCCAGAATATGTAGAACAATCTGTTCGATTCACGAAAATTGGGGTGGCCAACGTCAATCTTACTCCACTGCAAGTACATATAGTGAGTGCCAGTAATATATGTAGGCTTATCTTTGTTAATAAACCAAAATCCTTCTTCGCGTTTTTTAAATTCATCATCTATGTAACCGTACCATTTTTCTTTAAACTCGCTAGGATATTCTTCCCAGTCAAATACAGATTTTATTTTGCTTAATTCTTTAGGATATTCTGAGTATTCCCAGGTATTACCATCAAAAACATGAGGTTTTTCTTCTTTTGGTAAAGCTATTTTCAAACCTTGTATCTCGTATATTTCACCGATCTTACCTGTTTTACTTATTATAACTACGTCATGTTCTTCATTGTAACCGTACTCCCACTTGGCATACCTATTAGTTCTTTTTAAAACCTTAGGTTTTATATAGTTATCTAGTATTTTATATAAAGTTTGCTGATACATTACTTAGATCTTCCTTCAGCAAAGCCTTTAAAAGTTTTTTCTTTTGCTACTTCTTTAGGCTTATCGTTTAACATATCTTCTTCTTCTTGTATTCTTGTAAGAATTTCAAAAGCATCAAATATTGCTAACTTTTTTGTAGCGGCAGCGTTTTTAAGTCTGTCAGCTGATATATCGTCTCCTGAGTCAACAATCTTTTCTTGCGCTACCTTTATTAATTCCTCAACTGCTTTTCGCCCAGCTCGGATTATACTCAATTTCGTTTCCTTGTTGCTCATACTTAATTACAATATCATTTGATTTCATACAATATAATCGCTCTCCGTCTATGAAAAATTCATACTCACCATCTGGTGTGTAACCAACTATATCTCCTGGAGTGATTTTAAGAGCTTCTAAGGAACTATTACCGTATTTTAATATACCAACAAGCTCGCGTTCTTTATCTAACGTTAGATCGTTGTCACTTAAAAGTGGTTTTACAAAACATCTATTGTTAAATGTGTTCCAATTTTTTTTGTTTTTGTACATATAGACCTGGTCCATTGCAACAAAATATAGGTTTTCTGTAAACTTTGATCTACTTGTTTTTTGCTTACCTCTTATATCTCTAAATGTTCTAAAAACATTATGGTGTATTACTATAGTATCACCTTCAGATATTTTTGTTTTATAAGCAAGTGGTGTTGAAATAACTTTAGCCATATTACTAACTGCTCTAAAATTATCTAAATCAGCATTAGTTACTAGGCTTTTGTCACCTACTTTTATTTCATTATTGTATTTACTATTTAATGGCTCTACAATAAAATCAAACAAGCTTTTCATTTAGTATTCTAAATCATACTCTATTGATACAGCCATATTGCAGTTAAACTTTTTCCAAGGTATTACCTCATCTCTTTTTTTGATGTGGATACTATATGAATCGCTTTCTTCGTCATGTAGTATATGGGAGATTTCGTGTCCCCCATATACTTGTTGACCAACTGCGTAGTGCATTGCATCGTTTTTATAATCAGAACCTATACTTATTTTTCTGATTATATTAGTCATTATCTTCCTCAGGAATTAGCTCGTAAGATCCATCTTTTAAATCGATGTTAACCTTACCGTATTTTTCTTCAAGTTCCTTTTTAATAACTTCCATTTGCTCAGACTCTTTAGCGAACATTGTTACTAGGTCTGCTTTACGCAGCTCGCCAGCACCAATCTCTCCTTGGATCTGTACCATTTTGTTATTAAGCTCAGTAACTTGCTTAAGCTCTTCCGGGGTTATTTTGCTATTTTCTTCCATTTTATTTAATTTAATTGTTTTCATTTGTTTTTATTATTACCTATATTTTTACCTTTTTCCCACGTTCTACCAACAAAGTACGCACCGTACACGGTTACTAGTAGTGATTGAAAGATAGGTATATAAGTCGGTTCTATTGTAAAACCACCTATGTTACCATCAAAGAAAGCACACAATGTAAAGATAACTGTTAAATACACAATAATCAATGGTCTTATGTTTTTTGATAAAAAGCTATCAGACTTCATATCAGACTCCCATCTTTTGGTAACTTGTTGTTGAGCTTCACTATCTGCTTTTAAAAGTATTTCTTTAATAGCTTTTTGAGCATTTAGCTTCTCTTCTTTTGATGTTGTTAAGTTATCTAGCACTTCGCCAACTTGCTTGACTACGCCACCACTTAACAATTGTAATAACTTACTCATGCTGTTTTATTATATGCTTCTTTTTCCCAAGGTAAATTTTTAGCTCCCTCAACCATTGTAGCTCTAGAGTATTTTTTACCTTTCCAATAAACATAATTATTATCATAATTAAGATCTCCTCTTTCCATTTGGTCAAGATGAACTTTTTCATGAGCAATAGCTCTTTTTTTGTCTTTTGCAGACAAGTCTTTGTCTATTAAAATAGAGCCATTATTATTAGCCTCTCCCATTACGCCTTGATCAAGATCTCTCTCATATATAGGTGTATTGCAAGTGCAAATAGGAGACTCCATTTTAAAAGCCATATTACTTCTTCTTGTAAAGTTTAGCTGGAGACTTCATCATTTTAAGAGCAGAGTGCTTAGACATCCAAGATCCACCCATTTTCATTGGTGACTTTTCACCCATTTGCATAGGAGATTTACCAGCCATTTTAGCAGGAGTCTTCATCATTTTAAGAGGCATATCTTCAATAAGATTACTTCGTTCTTGAGCAGCAGATTCTCTTTTCATTGGAGATTTAGCCATCTTCATTGCAGACTTATCAGCCATCTTCATTGCAGATTTGTCAGCCATCTTCATTGCGGATTTGTCAGCCATTTTATTTGGTGATTTCATAATTGTTTTTAATTTTTATTATTTATTTATCGCGTTTATAATCTTTATCTGCACGGTGCAGTTGATTTTTTGTGTCATAGATTAATTCTCTATCGTGAATCATCTCTTGCTTAGCTCCTTTATCACCAGCCTTATATTTTTTATCAGCTCTGTGAAGTTGGCCTTTAGCGTCATAGATAAGTTCTCTGTCGTGAACCATTTCCATTTTTCGTGAATGACGAGCATTACCCGAGTATTCACCATAGTGTCCTTCTTCCATATTTATTATTTTACCATTTAACTTTATCAGCCCAATAAGCAGCTGACATTTTACCTTTAGCTATATTTTTTCTATGTCTAGACTTAAAGGATTTTCTTTTTGCTTTCATTTTTGCAGACTCTCCGGCTTTAGGTTTACCAGCGGTGCTAGCTCCTTGTTCGCCAAAGC